GGCCGCTCCTGCCAAACTTGACGCACCACCGCCAAGCGACAACAACAACTTGAAAGTACGTCCGAAATCTCCTCTTATCGTTATATCCTGCGGTACAAAAGTAGGAGAAGACAACACCGTAACGCCCCCTGCCGTATTCCTTATGTTTTCCCTTTTTGCTTCCGTCTTGCTTATCGCATTCGGGGTAATAGGGAATGTGAAAAAATCTATCGTATTGTTCTTTGAATCTGCCAGTTCAAGCGTACAAAGATACACCTCAAAATCATTAGGAAATTGAGATGCAAGTATAGCTCTTCCGGCTGTCTCTATCAAAGACCCTGCTTTCTGTATTGCTGATTGTGCGACGTTTGCCATAATCTTTTCTTATCGTTTTCAAAAATACAAAATTATTATCAATCCGAAAAAGTTACCGTGCTTTTTATTCCATCAAACTGTAACGGGTTTACTGCCGCTACCGCACCGACCCCGGCACCGAATCCGGCTTTACCTCCATCCATCGCCCCCGAACCTGCAAGCGCTGTTTGCCATGCGTTCTTTAGTGTCATTATCTGGTTCTCCACATTATTCAATAGCTGTATCAAAGTGTTCGCCAGTGTTAGAGGTTCCTTCGCATTGTTTATATTGACTTTCTGTCCGGTCATAAGCTTTATTAGGTTCTGCGTTAACTGAATCATTTCCGCATCATTGTCATATCCCAGCACTACGCCGCTTTCATCCATTGTTATATGGCTTTTCCCGTCGTGGAAATTAACGTCTACAGTGTTGGGGTCGGCCTTTATTACGGTTGTCTTGTCCTGGGTCTTCCACGTAAAATTAGCCTCTTCCATGTTCATAGCGAAACGCCTTATCTCCTTATCCTTTTCTTTCACGTCCTCGACCACATTAACGACTTCCGCAATGACTTCGTTATATCCGGTTACCTTCACCTTCTTGGAAGCCACTATCTCGGCTTCCCCCGAACTCTGCAATCTTATCTTATGTTTTTCGTTACCTCCTAATGTAACGTTGAAATTTACGGGCTTCTCTATAGAAGTAAGGTTCATGTTCCATTCCTGGTTGCGTGGGTCTATCGTCATAGACATAGTTACTCCTTCCACCTGTTTTTTCATCCGTATAACATCCTCGCTCCATGCCGGAACTTCATCATTCCCTATAAAGGTGCCTATGACTGTAGGCTGGTTAAGAAAATCGCTGCTCGCTATCATTACCTGGCATCCCTTCTCACCCGGTTTTTCGGGAAACCATATGTTATTGATAGCCTCGTTGGTAATACGTGCATCATTACGGAATATACCGCCTTCCATCATCACGGCAACTATATTCGTCCTAAATACCGTATCTATATACGCTTCCCTGCCTACATCCGTGGGTATCATTATATACCCCTTCATTATAGGCGGCAAATTGTTACTGCTTATTCTTGGTTCTCCTCCTGCCATTAATCAAGTCCTCCAAAAAATTTCCTGTTCAAAAAATAATCAAACTGCTGCTTGTCAACCATCGGGTTGTCATAGGATGTTATCTGTCCGCTTTCCGCTTCCTTCGCCTTCTGTCTCAAACCGCTTAAATCCACCAACTTAAAATAATCGGGTGTAAATCCGGACGCTGATTTTTCAGAAACCGAATTGTCGTTTCTTTTTACCGCTTCCATCAGATTTCCTTTAAGTATAGGTACATAGAATCCTCTTTCCACCTGTAAAACGGTACGTCTGTCCACCCCGTCACGGTTAAATGATATAGTGTTGGTTACATTCGTCACATAGAAAAACTCGTTCGTACTTTGGTTCAGCACGAAAGTTCCCACCTTTATGCGTCTGTCCCCGTTTATCTCTATCGTTCCGCACCGGGTAAAAGGTACATACATGTTGCTTTCGACAAGATAAATCAAGTCATTCAGCATTGTTGCCTGGTAGGTAGAAAATATCTTCTGGTTTTCCGCTCCGTTCTGTATCATGCGAATACAGTACATATCCACGAAATCCATTTTCCTGTTACCCCATCGTTCCACATACTCTTCCAGGTACACAATAGGAACAAAGGCCAACCCAGGTTTATCACGTCCCCCTACCTGCGCATTCTGTGCGTGTAACTGGAACCAGGTGTAAACCCGTGGGTCGTAGCTCAAATTATACGATATTACATTATCCGGTGTTATCGTAATATAGTTTTCCGACTTGAAAGCGTCTTTTATTGCCTTCTCCGTAAACGGTGGCTGTCTTACAATGACATCAATCGTGTTTATATAGGTGTCAAAGAAAAATTCTGTCAACGGATATTGGCAAATGCGTTCCATGTACTGCATCAGTGTTCCGTTCGGGTTCCCCAGTCCTGTATCTGTCACAATCCTTTCCATTATATCCCCAGACACTTGCAGCTTAACAATCTGCCATATTCCCCTCACCTTCAAGTCCTGCTGTCCCGGAATACTGTATGCCGTTATCCGCTTGTCACCCCATGAAGAAAAAACTTCATCACTACACAATCCGATAGAAGACATTATATTAATAATAAACCAAATACATTCATTTATCGTTTTGTACCCCAAATTCCATACAAATTGATACTCTCCACCAAATATATTTCGTCCGTTCCAGATACCGCCCGTTTTCCTTAACAGCCAGTTCTGTACAGTATCATTGACATTTTCCAAAGGTATGAAATAACTTCCGTCCTCCACAAACATTTTTGCAATATCGCGTCCGCTTATGACGGTACTCTTTGAATTGTCTTCCGAAGAATAGGTTTCCATTACACTGTCCACAAAACCTATCATATCCCAAACATTATAGTCCGGACCATTATTGGCAAGCTTGTTCAACGGTACAAACAAATCATTGGCATTTTCGCTGTCCGAACTTCCTTCCAGTCTCAACCGCTCAAACCGGATAAACACTATATCGTTTATCTGTACCACCTTTTCGAGATAGGATTTATAGTCATATCCTTTAGGAGTTACAACCGGGAATATATCATAATATCCTGCACCGTACACGTTCGACATATTAGCGTCCTTAAAGGGTGTTATGTTAATCGAAAACGTGCCATTCTTGAACCCCTTGTCGGTAGAACATGTATTGACGAACTGGCTTACATCCACAACCTTGTTTATAGCCTTGCAGTATATCCACACCTTAATGTTTATAGGCTGTACTTTTGTCCTTACTGACATTTCTTCATCCAGTGCAACCACATTGTCCGCTACATATCCTTCCTTATCCTGTAGAAGCTTTGTCAAATTTTCAGACCAATAAGCCGAAAAATCGCGTTGCTTCATGAACATGTCGCTCTTTGACGCTTTTTGTATAAGCAAAGGAGAATCCTTTATAGGGAAAGAAAGTGGAGTGTTCGGCTTGATATATGGCAAATTCTTGTTTGAATACTCGTTCTTGTACTTCTCTTTCTCCCAATCGTCGTATGTAGCCCAGATAGCATCCAGGTTTGAAATTTTGGAAATCTCGTTTACCACGTCCATAAATTCCGGAACCGACAGTTTCTTTGCTTCCGGTGTATCTGGTCCCAGTCCTTTTTGCCAATCGTCTATAAACGTTTGGGGTTCTACGTTGTACTTATAACTCTGTATGTTAAATATATTTACTTTCATCGTTCTTGCTGTATCACTTTATTTGCTTCTGAAACCGCCATATTACCAACTCTTTCCCTTGCCCAATCATCCAAAACGCGCTTAAACCATTGTGACAACATTCGGCCAGCTTCAACCCCCGAACTAACATTTTCCGCATTTACAAGACCTGCTCCACCCGATACCATAGACCGCGTAACCGGACCGGATTCTACGGGTTTCTCTTTTTCTTTCGTATTATTGTCAATATTAGTCAACAATCTAACAATCTCTTTCAACTGATTTGCACCTTCCGACATCTGGCGGTTCATATCACCTGCCAGAATGGTTTCCCCTGCCCCCACAGTCCTTCTTGCTGCATCTTTATCATAAGCTTCTGTAGATGTTTCCCTAATCCTTTGACTTGACTGTCTATACAAGTCAAACAGATTACTTACAAGCTTGGACGGGTCACTGTCCTTTTGTATCGTCGAATTAATGTCATTCCAAGACAAATTAGGAAATATTTCGGACATTGCCAAACGTAACTGTTCAGAACCTCCCCCAGTACGTTCTACAACCCTATTCAAGAAGTTTTCCATAACTTCGGGGTCTGCCGCTCCTGCACGTATCTTTTCCAGTTCTTCCTGGATTTCCGAATAGGATGTTTTGTCCGGCATAACTTCCTGGATAGACCGTACAAGCATTGCATTCGTCACCTCATCTTTTGATATTCCTTGTCCGGTGAATGCTTGCTGTACCCTTTCAAGTTGTCTTCCCTGCAATCCGGTTGCCTGGCGTATTCCACTAAACATCGCTGCAAGCTCCTTTGCGTCAAACTCACCTCGCTTTGAAAGAATTTGGTCGGACTGTGTAACGAAAGTATCTAAACTTTCTTCCATTGTAGAGGCTATCTGTTCAAACGGAATGCCTAAATTTTTCATTGCCTGCTCGAACTCTCTGATAATTGCAGAAGCCCCCGTACCGGAATCCTGGTCTCCAAATCTCATTGCACCCTGCAAGCGGTTGACTGCATTAGGAGACAATCCGAACAATCTTTCAGCCGCCATTACAGACTGCGTTTCCCTTACTGCATACGGGTCATATTCATTACCTCCGACAAAACGCCCTCCTCCTGCACGTATCAATTCGGCACGTCTTCCAAGATATGAAGCGTAATCCATACCAAGCGATTCTGCCGCATAACTTCCTTCCCTTCCGGCTTGTCTGAACGCTTCCCCGGCTGATACACCCATAACCTGTGCATACGGGATAACACGTCTTTCGCCTTCCGCGTATTTCCCGAAAGTTGCCATCATCTTTTCTGCTGCAAGCTGTGCTGGCAACTCTATGCTTTTTGCTATCGTGTCACCAATTAGAGGAATCCACCTAAAAGCGTCTGCCTGGTTAGCGGCTTGTAACCGTGTATAATTTGCGGCCGTTTCCACGGTTCCTTGGTATTGGGAACGCGCTTCAAATTCCTGCTGCCGGAAATATCTTTCTGACAATACGTTCTTGGCGGTATTGAATGCCGTCAAAGCCCCCAAACCGCCCAATATTCCTTTTAATCCTCCTCCGAATATATTTAGTCCTCCTCCTATTCC